CAGCAGCACGGTAGAGTCGAAGTAATACAGGGCTTGCGAAAGGGCTATGACATCAGATCAAGCGTGCAGAACCCCTTGGATATGTATTTAAAGCGCAAGCAGATTAGTTTTGATCAACACTTTGCAGGCAATAAGTATTTCATTGATTGCCGCTATGGAAATATCTACTGCCCTAGAGGCATGGAGATGCGAGATTCGAATGATGGTGGCTCACCCGATGGCGGCTCAAAGCAGCAAGAAGCTAAGGACAGGGCAAGGCAAGCAAGAGCGTCCATCTATGGCGAAATCGGAAAGCGAATGTTAGATAATGTTTGTTGCTATGGTTACGCCTTGGCGGGTGTGGATTATGAAAACCATCCAAAAGGCAGTCACAAGATGGAAAAATTTAGAGAAGTTTTAGACGACCTTGCCAAGCATTACAAAGAGCAGCTCAAAAGCCCCTTGCGATAAAATTCGTAATATGTTAAGTTAATGAATAGTTAATAATTGCCTCTAGAGGTTGAATAAATGTCACGGCCAACGAATTACACCCCAGAAATTTTTAAAGAGATATGCGAGCTGTTAGCCGATGGCGAACCCTTAGAGCAAATCTGCCGACGCGATGGAATGCCCAGCTCCAGCGCAGTGCATGACTGGGTATCGGGTCGTGTGGCGAGTGTTCCGTCAAATCTTTCTGAAGACATCACACGCGCACGCGGTCTAGGTTATGACGCAATTGCCGAACGCTTACGCCATACGGCCAGGGGTGACACTGTTGTTGGTGAGTCTAGCAGTGATGTTGCCCGCGACAAGCTGATAATTGAAACCGATTTGAAGCTGCTTTCAAAGTGGTCGAAGAAATACAATGATAGAGTTGATCACGTATCGAGTGACAATAGCATGTCTCCTACTACTTTAGACGTCAAGAAGATGAGTGATACAACAATTCAAGAATTGCTTGATGCAGCTTCCCAGCCTGAATAATAGTGACCTTTTAGCCGTAGAGCGTGAATTTTGCAGCAGGTCGCTACGAAACTTCGTCAAGCGTGCATGGCCTCAGATTATACCGCAAGAGCTTCAGTATAATTGGCATATTGATGCTGTTTGCGACCACATGCAAGCGGTGGCAACTGGTGACATTACAAGGCTCTTGATAAACATACCGCCGGGTACAAGCAAAAGCACGCTATCGGGTGTTATGTTTCCGGCGTGGATGTGGGGGCCTAATGGCCGCCCTCAGTACAAATACATAGGCGCAGCGCATGAGCAGAACCTAGCAGTACGCGACAACCGCATGATGCGAGAGCTTATCTTAAGCGAATGGTATCAGGCGCTATGGCCTATTAAGTTGATGGGCGATCAAAACGAAAAGCTTTATTTTGAGAATAAAGATCGCGGTTTTCGCCAAGCTTGCGCGGTGGGTAGCATGACAGGAAGGCGTGGCGATTGCATTACATGGGATGACCCTTTGAGTCCTGAGAAGTCGCATAGCGAGACCAGTAGAGAAACGGCTTTAAGGGTGTTTAAAGAGACGTTGCCAACGCGGCTTACCGAACCGTCCAAAAGCGCCATTATCGTTATCATGCAGCGGTTGCACGACGACGACCCCAGCGGATACATCATCGCAAAAAATTTAGGATACGACCATCTAATGATTCCGATGGAGTATGAGCCGGAACGCAAGAGCATTAGCAGTATCGGTTGGACTGACCCGCGAACGGTAGAGGGCGAACTGCTTGACCCCGTTCGGTTTTCGGCTGAAGTGATCAAGAGAGACAAGCTCGCGATGGGTTCCTATGCATGGGCAGGGCAGATGCAACAGCGGCCATCGCCTGCGGGTGGTGGCATTGTGAAGATTCATTGGTTCCAGCGCTATAAGGAAATCCCAGCCATACCAGATCGAATCATAATCTCATGGGACACGGCGGCAAAAGAAAAAGAAATAAACGACCCCAGCGTGGGTACTGTATGGGCGGTGTATCAAAATAATTACTACCTAATTGATGTGGTGAAAGGCCGCTGGTCGTATCCAACGCTTAAGCATAATGTCATCGGCCTTTCCAATAAGTGGACAAGCCACGCGGTTTTAATTGAAGACAAATCCACTGGTGAAGCATTGATTCCCGAATTGAAGCAAAGCACGAGCCTCCCTGTTATTGCAATCATGCCAGTAGGCGACAAGGTGACGCGCATGAGCGCAGAAACCAGCACGATAGAAGCGGGAAGGGTGTTCCTTCCTGAAGAAGCTCCATGGCTCTTAGATTACGAGCAAGAGCTTGTTTCGTTTCCCGAAGGCAAGCGAGATCAAGCCGATAGCACAAGTCAGTTTTTGCGCTACATGCGCGAAATTCAATCGAGATCACAACCCCGCATAAGGAGATTTGCTTAATGTGGCTATTCAAAAACAAAAAAACACCAACAGAAAAAAAAGAGCTTCCCAGCGGTAACTTTCTTGTAATGAATGCAGGGCAACCGGCATGGAGCGAGCGCGAGTTCGAGCCTCTAGCGCGTGAAGCCTACCAGCAAAACGCTATTGCCTATGCGTGCATCCATCGCATTGCTACGGCTTGTGCTGACATAAAGCTCGACCTATGCACTGGAAATGGTGATGACTTAGAAAAGATTACAGATCATCCGTTGATTGATGTTCTTTATAAGCCCAATCCTATGCAATCTGGTGCGGAATTTACGGAGGCCATGATTTCGTTTCGCTTGATAGGCGGGAATGCGTTTTGCGTACGGGCGCCACTATCCGGCATTCAAGGGTCAACGTCGGAGCCATCAGAGCTATGGGTTTTGCGCCCAGACTCCGTAAGGGTTGTGGCAAGCACTACGGGCGTGCCTCTTTCGTATATGGTAGGGATGACAGGACAAACAGAAAATTACCCTGTTAATCAGGTCGACGGAAAAAGCGATATTATGCACATCAAAAGCTTCAATCCGTTATCGACATGGTACGGACAGGCGGGCATTGAATCGGCGGCTCATAGTGTTGATATATTTAACACGGCTCAAAAGTGGAATTATAGCCTACTGAAAAACGGCGCTCGACCTAGTGGTGCTTTGGAAATACGGAACAAGCAAGGCGAATCGCAGGAGCTAACGGAAGAGCAATACAATCGAACGCAAGAGCAGCTGACCGAGCAGTTTACCGGAAGCGATAACAGTGGAAAGCCTTTGTTATTAGAGGGCGGCTTGACGTGGGTTGATATGATGCTTTCCCCTAGAGATATGGATTTCCAACAGAATCAATTGCAAGCGGCAAAATGGATTGCAGCGGCTTTTGGTGTTCCCGAACAAATGGTCGGAATTAATGAAAATTCTACTCATAACAACATGGCAGAAGCAAAGTTGAATTTCTATCGTGAAACCGTTTTGCCTTTGATGGAGCAATACGTTAAAAGCCTTAACAATTGGCTTGTCCCTCAGTTTGGTGAAGGAATGTATTTAAAGATTGATGCGGACAGCATACCTGCTTTAGAGCCAGTGCGAGAGGCTAAATTTAAGCGTATACAAGAATCAACCTTTATGACGATAAACGAAAAACGAATCATGCTGGGAATGGATGCAATCGAAGGTGGAGACACCTTGCACATTGAAAGCGGAAAGATTCCTTTAGGCATGGCAAGCATGGGCTTAGATGAAACAATCTAGCTATTTTCACGCTCAGCAGGCGTTGCTTGACAACCTAGAGGTTACGCTACGCAATAGAATGGCGCGCGAAATAAACCGTTACCTAGGCGCTTACGCACGCTCATATATGGCTGGAGAAAATGAGCTATTGCCCTTCCTAGTGTTTAAGCATGAAGAAAATGTTCAGATATTAATTGAGCAAAACATTCGCAAAACCGCCCACCGTTTTGGGAAATTGGTTTATCGTCAGATACAAATCGAAGCAAAGAAGCTGGAAGTTAGTTTTTTTGATAGACTGATCAACGAATGGCTTTTAACCGAAGGCTTGAAGAACGCAAAATCAATATCATCGACCACAGCGGCAAACATTGCGGTGGTATTAGCGGAAGCTAGGACTAAGACTATCAGCGTAGCGTCAATTGCGGCCAGCATACGCGGCATATCAAAGATGACTCCTAATCGCGCAAGCATGATAGCGCGAACCGAAACTCACAACGCGGCAATGTTTGCCAGTGAACGGTCGGCGGTAGCGGCGCAGGACGAGTTCGGCTACGAGATGCAAAAACGTTGGATACCAGCCGAGGACTCACGAACACGTCCAACGCACGCGGCAATGATAGGCAGCAAGCCCATTGATATGGATCAAAGGTTCAATGTAGGCGGCGAAATGATGATGCGCCCTGGTGACCCTAAAGCAAGTGCGAAAAATGTTATTAGGTGCCGTTGCGTTTTGGCTTACACCCCTAAAGACTTCGAAATAGAATAGTAATTTTTAAAATGAGTAAGAATAGGAGCGCACACCATGCTGGGAAATAATGTAATCGCACAAACTTACAACTGGCTGATGCAGTCAGGCACAGATATAGTCATCCCTGTTTACCTATTGGATAGTGGAGGCGCTGCTATTAATCTCACAGGATATACGGCCAGAATGAAGGTAAAATCTAAAAACCCTTATTTGGAATTATTAGATTTAAGCACTTCCGATACTAGCCCTAGCTCCAGAATAGAAATAACAGCGGCAACGGGCTTAGTCAATATCACTATAGCGAATGCCGATAGCACAGCCACGGTTAGTTCAGCAAGCGCGGCGGGGGTGGCTTTTTATGACTTAGAGTTAATTGATAGCGCTGGGCTAGTTAATAGGGTAATGCAAGGCGAGATTACGCCTAGCGCGGAAATAACAGACTAATGGCCGTTACTATCACGATGCAAAGCATTATAAATAGCATTACGATCGTAAGCACTGAGCCGAAGCCCCTTGCAATCTCGTCCAGCAACCCATCAACGCTGGCTTTCGCTATACCAAACATCACTGCCGCTCCGGCCTTGTCGTCGAATGATCCTGAAGTTTCTACGGAGCTAACTATTAGCGCTGGAGAATGGAACTCCACGCTTGCGTTGGTTTACTCTTATCAATGGTTCAAAGATGGACTTGAAATTGTAAGTGAAACAGCCAGCGCCTATATGCCTATTCCACAAGATGAAGGTTCAATTCTTTCTTGCGAGGTTACTGCCAAAAATTCGGAGGGAAGCAGCTCAACCCTTATCGCTGCGGATAACGCAGTCACCAGCGCCATTGCGTTGACATACATGGTCTTCACAGTTAAAACTGATAACACTGGAACGTCAAACGATGACCAATTCACTCTACCCTTCTTCACGCACTACGCCATTGATTTAGAGATAGATTGGGGTGATGGTACGACTACAACACTTGCGGCTGGTGGATATTCTTATTCAGCTCCTACTCACACTTATGCGGACGGCGCAGGAACTTATGAAATAAAGCTAATGGGTCCTACAAACGCAGGATTCCGCTTTAATAACGGGGGCGACAAGTTAAAAATACTGGAAATTTCACAGTGGGGGACGGCAACTATTGAATCAATGTATCAAGCTTTCTTTGGTTGCCTCAACCTAGAAATAACGGCCACGGACGCGCCGAACCTTTCAATCCTTGCGTCAACAGGGCTTTTCCAAACATTCACCAATTGCAAATCACTCACTAACATAGGCGGTTTGTGGGATGTTTCGGCGATTACCACTATGCAGCAAATGTTCGATAACTGCGATGTATTCAATGACGCGGGCATTATTAACTGGGACGTCTCATCGGTTGATGATTTCTATCGTACCTTCTATGACTGCTCAATTTTTAACCAAGACATAGGCGGGTGGAACACTTCAGCTGTAGAACGCATGAGGGATATGTTTTACCAGTGCCAACAGTTCGACCAAGACATAGGCGGGTGGAACACATCGAACGTGAACGACATGAGATTCATGTTTTTTAACAACCTAGCGTTTAGCCACAGCCTTGCAGCTTGGGATGTGTCAAAAGTCACG